CCAGTCGGGAAGGATTCTGTCTTGCATCATCCAAAGTGCAACGCCTTCGCTAAAACCAGCCTTGCGAGCTGCTTTATAGCATTCATGCAGTGATGCATAAAATACGTCTAGTTTGGTTAATGGCTCTGGCGACTTGCGCACAATTCGCTTCTTCGCAATCTTCTTGCGAGGTGCTTGCTTCTTGCGTGTGTTTGCCATGTTTTAAATTATCGCTCTAGCAGGATGTTGTAGATCTCATCGACACGCTCATTCAGCCGTTTAATTTCTGCCATTAAATGAGAGATAACATAACTTGCAAATCCACCTAATACGCCAATGGTTGCAAAATAAAGAGTAAAGAATTCCGACTGGCTCATTTCGTAGTGATGCCGTAATCGCTCTCAGATCCTGATTTTGGATCTAATGCTTTGACAATAGGTGCAATCAATGCGCCAAGCAATACTGCATACTCTGGCTTCATGTCGCCAGCAATTGCCAGAGCGACTGTGATTCCACTAGCTGCTACTGCTCGCAGGTAGGACTTGATTGCTGCTTTGTGTTTCTTTGATAGTTTCATACTTTACCTCCGAGAAGTGGGATGTCGAAAAACGAACTGTCCTGATCTCCCGCAGGGCTAAAAGAAATGTGGATATGTGCTTTGTGTGGGTTATAGCCTGTGTAAGCCCTATATTTCCAGTTTCCTTTAGCAGAACATATTTTACCATTATGGATTATGTAAGTGATGCGTTTGGTCTTATCTGCTTTTGCAAATAATCTCAGCTGCTCAAATAGATCAAGGCTAAGAGTTTTAATCTTGTTTAAATCTTTGTCCACATCGATAGCCCGAACCACACCCGTATCGCTAGGATTATGGTCGCTTGGTTTTGCAGCATGCCGAGCATCGCCAATCCAACCATCAGAAGAACGATCACGATCTGGAAAACAGTCATCGATCTGCTCTCTTAATTGAACTGCAGATTTGCTAAGCCAAGGTTTCATTATGAAAGAAGTAGTTTGGCTTCTTCTGCAGTGATACCTAACTTCGTAAGTAGTTCAGCCTTAGCCTCAGCCTTGAGAGCAGCCTCAGCCTCAGCTTGTGCTTTGTCTGCCTCAGACTTTGCTCGGTCTGCCTCTAACTGTGCAATTTCCTCATCAGTTAGTTCAATCTCAATCTGCTCTTTAGTTTCGCAGTTGATGATTAGTTTAGTTGGTTTTGTCATGTTTCTCCTTTATGAGTTTTTAATGCCGTACAGGTAAGCGGTTGAGTATTGAGCAAAGTTTTTTGCAACATTATTACTGTCAAAGGGTGTTAATTGAACAGAAGTTATTGCTGAAGTGTTAGACCAAAGTCCAGCCGTCAGATTTTGTCGGCCATCGGTAGCGTTGTTTTCATTAACACCATCAACACTAACTGATTTGAAATTTGAACCAGCATAGTTAGCAATAAAAAACTCAGAGTTTGAAAATGTGCTATTTGTTGAAACCGCAGTGTCAGTATATGACCAAATAGAAGGAGCACCCGTTGTGGAAAGCGAGCCTGAGCCGCTTCCAAATCCATAAAGAATTGTTGAACTTAGATTTGTTGTAACTCCGTTAAAACTAATAGCAACTAATCCAAAACTTACATCAGTAGCATCTGTGCGCGAGGAAACTTTTACGCACAAATCTGTATATGTAGAAGGAATTGAAGTAAAAGAAATGCTTGCAGCACCGCCTGAGCCAACTATAGCCTTATCAATAAGCGTATATGTAGTAGCCATTATTCCGCCTTAATTCCATAAAGGGTAAAAGTTGAGCCAGTAGTCATATTATCAGCCGCAACATAAATCTCTATTGCTGTTATAGCATTTGTATTACGCCATAATCCAACAGATTGGATCACTTGTTGAGCAGCGTTATTACCTCTAAGTAATGTCGTTTTAAAAGTAGTCGCATTAGAATAATTTTGTATATTAAGAATCTGTGTAGAAAATGCAGCAGATAATGGTAAACCATAAATCTCGTGGTATGTAGTGCTTGTTAATCTGTCGGATATTGCGCTACTTCCGTTACCATACATATTAGTTTGAGAATAATTTGAACCTGTATCTGAATTAAATCTAAAGCGGATTGGGTTACCTGCATTGGCTGTTCTTTGAGTATTACAAATTAAAACTAAATCTGTGTAACTTCCACTAATTGTGCTAAAAGTAACAGTAGATTGATTGCTGCCAAGTGTCGTCGTCGCTATCGGTGTATAAGTTGATGACATGTTAATCCTTTATTCCGTATAGGGCGAAAGATGAGTATTGCTTAAATGAACTAGAAGTAACTGTAATGTTTAAGTTATTAATTGCATTTGTATTAAGCCATAAACTAGAATAAAAAGAAACTTTGCCGCCACCATTTGTGTCATCACCTGATAAGGCTCTTTGAACTTTATACTTATTCGTGTTTGCATAATCCAAAATATCAACTATTGATACAAATGGATAAGTGCTACCTGTTGTATAAAATGTATTTCCTACGACGCCCGTAACATTTCCAGAATAAGCAACACTTCCATTACCTTCTATGTAATGCGAATTGTAATTGCTAGTATTAGTATCAGAATTGTAAGCAATGCAAATGCGATTACTTGCATTGGCAGTTGCCATAATCCTTAATTGTAAATGTTTGTAAGTTGAAGGAATAGAAGTAAAATCAATACTTGAACTACCACCTGAACCTACTGAAACAGTAGCAATGGACTCATAAGAACCACCAGCAACTGCTCCCGATGATGCAAGAATTCCTAAGATTGGATTAAACAAGTTTGCCGACCACTACCCAACTATTTGCTGCGATTTTGATACATGATGCAGCGCCAAACTGATTTACAACTGGCGCAGCTGATGTTGCTCCTGCGGATACGATTGTTGTTGTTCCAGATGTTGTTGCGCTAATTGTGCAAGCACCAGCACCCTTTGTGTAAACATTTAATACTGTGCCAACTGGAAATGCTACTGAAGCATCTGTTGGAATCTTAAAAGCATTTGCAGATGCGTTGTCCATTGTTATGATCTTATTTAAGCCGTCTGCTAATACAGCTGTGTATGTTGTGCCAGTCTGGGCATTTATTGCAAGACCAACAAAAGATGTGTCGATCGCTCCTGCAAGGGTTCTAATGGCTAATGCGCCATCTTTAACCAGATCTGTATTGTCTGGTGTTTCCCACCCAAAGTTGGTTGTATTTGCCATATTACGCTATTACTCCTATCGCTGTCTGCCAGGTAATTGTACCTGATAATGTGTTCCAAGCCTCTGAAGCATTGACCTCATCCCAGTCCTGGAATACTGCTGAGAATTCAATTGGGCTTAGATTGATTGTTAAAAACAATTGATTGAAAGATGTGCTCCAGTTCCACCCCTCAACATACCCCTCAAAAATGCCTCCAGTGGCAATCTGAGAAGGTAAATCTGTGATCATAATAGGCTGACCTATAAAGATTCCTAGTAGGGCATCGCGGTCAGCATCATCCAATTCTGGGTTGGTAATTGGAAATGTGATGCTATCGAAGTTTGGCTTTGGATATGCTCGAAGCGAGATATACCGATCAGCTACATCTTGAGCATCTGTCGCGTCATGGATAACTGAGTTAATCGTTTCGGCTTTGTATCCATAAGTTCCAATTGAAGTCGTATCAGATGCGGTTTTTTGAGATCCAAAGTTGTTTCCATAATTAATGGCAACTGAGTTTCGCACATCACCAATCTGAGTCTTTGTAGCCAATCCCGATCCAATAGCTGTATTGGCTGAAATTTCAATAAACCCATTTGCTGCTGCATAATTTTGACGATGTGAAGCATCTGCGTATCCAATATTGCCGTTGCTATCTTCATACAAAACACCAAAGGCTGAACTAGCAATTAATGATGCTATGTTGTAAACAGTATCTTCTAAAGATGTGCGGTTTTCCATTTCGTATTGACCAGGTTGATCAATTTCGCCTAAGCCTATATTGACTGCATCAGCCCACGTTTCTGTGGCTGAGTAAGTAGCCCACGTTTCTGCTGCTGGCACATCATTCCAGTTGCCTAATAGAAACGGGCTAAGCAGTGCATAAATCTGATCGCCATCTTGATCCTGAGATAAAATTCCAGTTGTAATAATCTTTGGCAATTTAGCAAGTGCACCTAATGCAATAATTGAATATCCAAGAACTGTTCCCACTGATCCAGTAGCACCAACTGAAACTGTTATGTCTGTGATATTGCCACCAAAGATTGATACGTAAGTGCCCGTACTGTTTTTGACTTGAAGTGCTAATCCATCGTTTACCTGAAAGTCATAAGTCTGATTGTTTAATGCAACTAAATCAACCTGGATGTATCCTGGGTTGGGCTGCTGATAAATATCTGTGCGACCACTCTCGTGGGATATGTCTGAGATTGCCACATTGGTGTAATCGACACCATCGATCGTCAGTTTCCATTCAGGAGTAAAGACAGTCATTAATTGCCTCGAACGCTAGTGCCTGCCAACGCTGGGATTGATCTGGCTGATGATTGGCTTAATACCTTTGCTACAGCTCTTGAAGCACCTTCAGCATCTACTGCCTTAACTGTAATGTTGTTTACAGTCGTGCGATTTTCTCTAGCATTAGGAGTGCTGGCAATTGTTGGAACTGTTTGACCAGTCATTGTGCCAGTAAGTGATGGGTTTGGAATGTATCCAATATCTGTGCCTGGCTTGACGATATTGATTGCTCTAATTGCCTGGTTAGCAAACTCAACCAACAAGCCGACTGCTTCTCTAATAAATGTAATAAATCCTGAAACTATGCCAGCTGTTGCTGCAACTACTTTGCCAAAGGTAGCAAAGCCTTGTTGGCTTGCATCAAGTCCGGCAACTAATCCTTCATCGCCAGTTAATCCTGCAATAAATCCATTAAGGGCAGGTAAGCCTGAAACATTAATAAAGTTAATAAACTTCTCAACTGTTGGCAATAATGCCATTCCCAAAGATTCTTTAGCCTCATCAAAACCAACCTTTAAGCGATCGATCTTGCCTTGAAAGGTTTCAGCATTAGCAGCTGCTGCGCCACCATACAATTCTGATAACTTGGTCTGAATTTCTGTAAATGAAAGAGTTGCTAATTCAGCTTTGGATAAACCTAATCCCAATCTTTGAAGTGCAGTCGTATTTCCATCTTGAGCCTTGCCAAGTGCATTGGCTACTTCTTCAAGACCTTTGCCTGATCCTTTTGAAATATCTAAAGCCAGTCCTAATAATCTTTGGGCTTCTCCAACATCTTTTGTGGATACTGCCAATCTCTGCATGGCTGGTCTAAGTTCATCATCAGCAACGCCAGTGGCTAGAGATGTCTTTAGGATCATGCTCTCAGTTGCCTTTATTTGGGCATCAGTTGCCCCTGTAGCAGCCTTTAGGGCATTGGCTAACCTTAACTGTGCTTGCTCATCTTGAATGGCTGCTTTAACCCCATCGATGGCTAGTTTCGTGCCATAGGCAACAGCTGCAGCAGCAGCGACTGCAAACGCAGCAGCAGCCTTCTTGCCAAAGGTGTTTACCTTATCGCCAAAAGTTTGGATCTCGTCATCTGCTTTTTTTAATCCTTTTTGCAGATTATCAATATCAGCTGCAAGGGCTAGCGTTAAAGTCCTACTTGCCATCTGTCCACTCTTTTCTGATCTGCACAATTACATCTTCAAACTCTTTGATAATTGTTGGCTGTAATGCTCTTACTGTTGGATAAATAAACCATCCACGTGATCCTGGGCCTTTAGGCATCGGGCCACTCCATCGTGGAAACTGTGGATATTTAGCAGATCCAAATTCAGTTGCTGCGCCAATACCTTTGCGATTGCCTGGCACATCGTTGCGTGTATTAAATTGAGTTGTTGCACCGCCAGAAAATCTTTGTGATGCAAAACCAAATTGGATCTCACCAAGCAAAGATGATTTCTTTACTTTACCGCCATCAGCAATTCTTTGAGCGACCTTACCTCTACCGCTTGCAACTGCACGAATAGCACTTAATTCTTTTTCTGCAATCTCTTGCACACGCTTCTTGCTTTCGGCAATAGCAACTTCGCTCATGGTGCGCAACACTTTTGCAATCTGACCTAATTCTTTTTTGGAGTAGAAGATAGACGGCTGGGTACTAGCTGCCATTATCCACGCTCCTTTAAAATCTCAACTGCGGTTAATAAATCTTCTGCGCTTGTCCACTCACTCATTGGAATTTGTGTGGCTATTGCCACCGCAATAAGTAAACGGCTTACGCTTCCTTCTGGATGACTTTTGGGTCATCCGCATCACCGACAATTACGTCTGCGACTGTTTCCATCCAGGCATCCATTGGCTTGACTGGTTTGTCGCCAGCGATAGCACGCTTATGGGCGT